ACCCTAGATTCATTAATACGCATGACGCACCTATCCACGTCCCTGCGAGGCCCACTGTTTCCGTCGCAGATGTCCCTTAGAATTGGAGAGTTATTCCATATTGTTTCCATATACTCAAAGAGAACTTTAGACTGCCTAAACGCAGCACCTACTACCACTACTTTTCTTCCGGGTAGAAGAAGCGCTCTTAACATAGAATATAAAGACAGCATAAATGACTTACCGAAACCACGACTCGCTATAAGCATAGGAAATTTACGGTTCCAAAGCTCGTATAGTATAAGAGACTGAGAAGGTAAGAGTTGTACATTAAATATTTCTTTGACTAAAAAAGAGAAGTATTCCGGTCTAGTCATCAACCAACTTAACTTTAAGTGAAAGTCGTCGTCTGATGAGTTCAAGATTGTCATTGGATTAAATAGATCTTTATCATCTACGTCTATTTTCAGCCAAGCTTCATCAATTTGTTTTAACTTTTTATTCATTTATATATACCGTCAATAAATCCATAGTTAGTCGCCTCTTCTGATGTCATGTACCAATCTCCTTTATCTAGTTTTCTTTTTATGTAAGCCTTTACTTTTGAAATTGAGTCTTCTCTGTCTTTAAAAAATTTAGCTTTAACGCACTTTTCTGCATACATCCCCACCATTTGTAATCCCAACTGCTTCTCGAATAAAGCTAGGTTTTGAGAAGAAAGATAGTAGCCGCTTATTTCACTTTGTCCCCAGTGAACCATAAAGATAGAATTAGGAGACATTAACCTTTTGTTGGCAGCCTGCATAATAATAGTACCCATAGAACATATTTGGGAATAACCAATAATAGTAGTTTTACATTTACAGCTTTTTATAGCATCGTATATCCCCATGCCGGAATACCAACATCCGCCCACTGTCTGCATATGTATCGTGATGGGTTCTTTGTTTTGGTTCTTGAGAAAATTTATATTTTTAACAAAGTTTTGAACCATCCTATGGTCAACACCTGCTGTTTCGCCAGAGTCGTCGTATTCGTTTATGTAAATCTCCCTATTTTTGACATCAACTCCGTAAGTATGGATTTCTCCAATAGTGTCTCTGTGTGTTGTCATGATTTACGCCCTATTGTATGCTTTTCATTTATTCTTTTTAAAAGACTACTTGTTAGATCAAATGCTCCTCTGTCGCTTCCTGCGAATATTACGTGTACATTATTAAATACAGCAAACTCCATTAAGCATCTTAATATATACTTTCCTGTTATTTTAACTTTATTTTTTAATTCTTTAGGGATGTTAGCCCCTTCTGGAAACTTCATAACATCTTCCATAGAGAACTCGCAAACTATAAACTTATGTTCGTATTCTCTCATTCTTTCTACTTCGTTATAGAAAGCGTATTTACCTTTTCCTAGATTTAATGCTATTTCAGACACGCTCGCTTTTCTTTCTATACAAACCTTGTCCTCCATGCCTAATATGGAGTAATCGCCTGTATCAAGTTTTCTTTGTACTGTTCCGTTACAAGTGTTAAACTTCTTAAAGAAGTAGCCTTGTTGTTCTCTTGTGTCTCTAATGACAGTATAACTCGGAGCGGTCTTATATTTAGCCATTATTTTTTCTCACTATTTGTTGAAATAAACCTTGGTAGTGCTGTTCACTCCCTGTAACCTTTTTGTGACAGTTTTTACAGAGAGTAATTCCGTTGTCAACATCAAATCTCAACGAAGAGGCGCTAGCCCATTTTTGTATGTGATGTGCATTTAAATATTTTTTATATGAACACCCCGGCATTTGACATGTGAATTTGTCTCTTTTGTAAACTTGTACTCGCCAGTCTCTGTATACTGGGTCGTTATAGTCTCTTCTCATGGTATCTCTATTTTTATTATTCTTACGTCATGAAAAATATCTTTTATAAAATTTAAAGTCTCTACTGAATGATCTTCTTTTAGTATTTTAGCTGCCAGTTTATGCATCGCCTTAAAACATGCATCGTCTGGATCTTTTGCTTCTACAAATATTATTGGTGTAGAGCTATTGTAGTCGTCTAGTTTATATTTCTTTAACCTTGGTATAACCATTGTTAAAATCATGTGTACTTTGTATATCTTCATTCTAGATCATATTTCACCATCATTTTAACTAAGTCTTCAAAACTATGTCTAGGTGTCCAGCCTAGGTTCTTACTTGCTTTACTAGCGTCTCCACGTAGATAATCTACTTCTGCTGGTCTATAGAACTCTAGGTCTTGAACTACTAAATTAGACCAATCGTCAATCCCAACTTCTTTAAACGCTATACTCAGAAATTCTCTAATTGAGTGTGTTTCTCCGGTACAAATTACATAATCATCAGGACAATCTTGCTGTAGCATCATCCACATTGCTTCACAGTAGTCTCCTGCGTATCCCCAGTCTCGATATGCGTCTAAATTGCCTAGACGCAGCTTGGGAAACTTAAATGAGTTGGATTTGTTTATAATGAAATCATCGTCTGGGATTAATTCTCCCAGATTTCTACCTTCGCCAAAGTTTACAAACTCACCAATCCATTTTGTAATCTTTCTTGTTACGAAATTCTCGCCTCTTCGTGGTCCTTCGTGGTTAAATAGAATACCGGCACTGGCATGTAGTCCATATCCTTCTCTATACAGTCTAGTCATATAGTGCGCAGCACATTTCGCAATTGCATACGGGCTTTGCGGCAAGAACTTGGTTTCTTCATTTTGATATTTAGTTTCAGCGGTCATCCCCACTTCGATATCGTAATTTTTTCCAAACATCTCACTACTGCTTGCTTGATAGAATCTAGTGCCTATCATTTGTAGGTCAACTAAGCTTTGCAATATATTTAAACAGCCTTTTCCGGTTATATCCCAAGTTAATCCGGGTTGTTTAAAAGAAACTGCAACATGAGACTGAGCAGCAAGGTTATAGACTTCATCTACTTGGTCGTGTTCTTTAAGTATATTTAAAACACTAGAATGGTCCGTAATGTCGCCACTAGCTAGTTTGAAATTTTCGTTATTCAATAAATGCGAAATACGTGTCGTGTTATCTGTGCTTGTCCTTCTTGTTACTCCTGTAACTTTATAGTTTTTCTCTAGTAGCATTTCCGATAAATGGCTACCGTCTTGTCCTGTTACTCCAAAGATTATAGCTGTATTCATTTTATTCCTTAATTGTATCCGAATTTAAAAACGGTTGATCTATCTGTCCATCTGAGTACTTGTGAAAAGCCCCTAATCTCTTTTTTTCCTGCTTCATAGCTAATCGCATCTTTTCCATTTCTATTCCGTATTGTCTTGTTATATCTGGATTACCCATTAAATATGCTATCCAACCCACAAGACTTTGTTTGCTGTCCTCAAGTCTCTTTACTCTCTGCTCTCTAGTTGCCTTCATTTCTTTGAGCATTGAGTTTTTCTTTGTTTGTAACTCACGATAGTCTTTATTTAAAGATTCCTGTGAAGCCTTCAGGGATGCCGCCTGACGCTCCATGTTAAAGACCATGTCTATATCTTGCTGATCTGGGTCACGCGCTCTCTCTAGCTGTATCAGACCCTCTAATGTAGAGATCTGCTCTATGTTATCTTTGTTCTGCTTCAAAGACCTGTTCATTAGTAGTTCTAATTTTATTAAGTCAACAACCTGTAGTTCTTCTGTAGGAATGACATCGTCACGAAACTGCGAGATAATTCTAGCCCAGTGGTATCTAAAAAGCTTTAGCTCGTCTTCTGTAAACTGCTGCTTCACTTCCACCCAGTAAGGTCTCTCATCAAGCTCAAAAGCCGCTTTCTCTTCATTGGAGGCTCCTACACGAAACTTACGTTTAATGAACTTCTGAACGCTCTCAGGGTCTCTGTCTAGCTTTTCTGCTATTTCTTCGTATGACATAGTGCCAATGCTTTTCTCTATAATAGCTTCTTCTTCTTTAGAAATCCTACCTTTCTTCATAACCTATCTCCTGCATGATTTCTAGTATTTTTTCGTTAATCTCAGATTTTCTATTTTTACTTACGTAAACACCGTCCATTATTTTAAGGTAATCCAATCTCATGGAAGCAGGTAAAAGCCGGTCTATATTTTCTAATAAATAGCTAGAGTCAACGTTCTCATCACTTACAGAGAATTTTTCTGAATGATCTAACAATTTCTCTTCATAGTCTAATTGTGCTGGCTGTACAACTTTTACACGTTCAGAGTCCGTGGTAGATAGAAAATAGTTGTCCCTAACAAAGTTTTTTAGTCGATTAGATAGATTTGAACTGAGGAAGTTTTCCAACGGGCGTTTCTCATCATATCGTTGGAGGGCTTCTATACAAAGTATGTAGGACTCTTGTTTTATATCATCAATTGTATATCCATAAAAGGTATATTTAGCAGCAGTCTTATTAATAACCTTATTCATAATAAGCACTGTCTGTTCTTCTGTCATGTTAGAAGGAATCTTCATTTTCACCCCACATTAATGCTCTCCACTGTTTTCCGTCATAACCTTCAAAACAGCCGCCCTTGCTGTTGAATCTAATTGATCCTTGAGGCGGGTTTTTGTTATTTTGTAAAAGCATAGACCATAGTTCGTTTTGATCTATAGATTGTAGACGATCATCTAGCCTACCTAGCAGTGTATTCTCTTGTAATTGTACGGGGTTTGCCGAGAACTCATCCTCGGAACATATCACAGAGTGATCTAAAGAGAATAAAGACCTATAATCTTCAGGTAGATAAGAAAATACCAGTATGGAGTGGTCTTCAGGTAGGTCAATTTCTGGTACAAACCTAGAGCTTGATTCTGTAGCGCCAAAGGTATGGTGAATATTTATTATTCTAAGTACGTTCTTTCTTTTTAGAAAGACTTGCTTTTTTGATTTTACTAGCTCACCCACACCGTATTCTTCATAAGAATTTGATAATTCATTCTTGGTTACGGCGATTTTATAGAATATATTCTTTTCTGGTTCGTAAAGACTTCTTAGATCTGTATCTTGATTACCAGATTTGTAAACTTTACAGTCTTTACAACCTAGCAGAAGGAGAGAATCAGCCTCTTTCGTCTTTTCCGCTGCACTTACATGCAGCTTTCCCACATTTATTGTCATTTTTAGCCTTTTCCAGTATTTCTTCTAAGTTTCCGTCCTGTTTGTATAATTCATTCACTACTTCGGCTTGTAGAGAAGCTGTTGCTTTGCAAGTTATGCTAGATTTTACTTTTTTCATTTTTGATCCTTTGTAGTTGTTGTCAACCTATTATACACTATTTAGCTGTAAATTTCTATTTTTATTTAAATACACAGAAATATTTGTAATAGTTAGCTCGCAAGGGTACTATAGTATGACTATATATGTCGGGATACTAGGAATTGAGATTTTTGTATAACGCAGTCACATTAAAAACCTGTCCTGTTTGTGGCGCTTGGACGGCGAGCTACATTTTGTAGAAAGCCAGATATAAAAATTTATAAGATTGTTAGGAGTTGGACTCAGGTATTACCAGTGCCTGATACATTTGGCAGATGAATGGTTCTCAGTAATGAGAAGAGTATAAAAATTACTTGTGAGTTTACGGCTCTCACCCAAACCTTCAAGCAAGCATCTGATTCATGGCTCACTAATTAGTATCTCATATCCTGCGCAGGTTACTTGCTTGGTAGGATAAAAGCCGGTGGTACGTACATACTCTAAATAATTTTATAACCAAAAAATGATCAAGTCACCCTGTATTAAGCACTGTAACCTCAACACAAACGGAGTTTGTCAGGGGTGTTTCAGAACTACTCAAGAAATTTCTAACTGGAGAAACATGAGTGAAAGAGAAAAAGAAGAAGCCGCCCTTCGTGCCAAGGATCGTTTCCGGGCATCCTCATTGTCGCTGCGGAACAAAAGTAGCGAAGATGATAAGTGAAACTAAATTTAAATGTGTACTATGTGGAGCAACTTATGGAAAACCCGGTAAAAAGATGCATTAAATGCAATCAGGTAAAAAGTATTGAAGATTATCCAATCATGGTCAAACATGCCACAGTGCCGCCAAAACGTAGGGCGCACTGTAAGGAGTGTGACAAAAAGTTAGCAAAGCAAAGAAGAGATTTAAAAAAGACATACGGCGAAGTTCCAGAAGGATATTGCTGCCCTGTGTGCCTAAGAGACGAGCAGGAGCTACGCGAGAAGACAGAACAGAAGTCATTGTGGGCTTTGGATCATGATCACGAAACAGGAGCAGCTAGGGGCTGGCTGTGTCATCCATGTAATCGTGCTATAGGTACACTTGGAGACGATATAAGCAATTTGGCGCGAGCGATTCTACATTTGAAAAGATCAGAGACAGGCAGAAGCTAGTGGGGCTAGTTTAGCTAATACTTATGTAAATATGTTGGTGAATTGTGTTTACACCACCCCCCGCGATTCGGGGGAAAAAACCACCCTTATTTTTTCGAGATAAAACACCACCCCCTTTGCAATCGACTTGCAACTGCAATCAATCTGCAACTGCAATCAACTTGCAACTGCAATCAGCTTGCAACTACAATCAGCCTGCAACTGCAATCGACTTGCAACTACAATCAGCCTGCAACTGCAATCGACTTGCAACTACAATCAATCTGCAACTATAGTTTATAGGTAACAACTAATCAGCAATAATATAAATTCGATATAATTCTAGATTGACCCTAATGAGGTTTGACAATGCTGTCGATATATATTATATTGGGGACATACAAGAGACAACAACAACTAAGGAAAACAACATGACCAACCAAGAAATCGCAAACAAGATCATCAACCGTAACATTCAATCGGCATTCGTGGAAACGCTTGCGGTTCTCGCTCTTAACCTTC